TACTCTTGGTTTAGTTTGGTACGAAGGTTACCTTGAGAGCAAAGGTTACTCTTGGTTTAGTTTGGTACGAAGGTTACCTTGAGAGCAAAGGTTACTCTTGGTTTAGTTTGGTACGAAGGTTACCTTGAGAGCAAAGGTAGCCCCAAGTCAGAACTAGCTCTGACCATTGGTTAGTTTGTAGAGAAGGGTTACCTAAGTTAGTTCTCTACCCTCTGGTTAGTTTGTAGAGAACCTTCTCGTGAGAGCAAAGGTAGCCCTAGGTAGGAGCTAGTTCCTACCATTGGTTAGTTTGGCACAAAGAGTAACTTTGTAGAGAAGGTTACTTCTAGTTAGTTTGGTACCAATGGCAGCATTGTAGAGAACGTTCTCTAGAGAGCAAAGATACCCTCGGTTAACATTGTAGAAAACGTTCTCTAGAGAGCAAAGGTAGCCCTAGGTAGGAGCTAGTTCCTACCATTGGTTAGTTTGGCACAAAGAGTAACTTTGTAGAGAAGGTTACTTCTAGTTAGTTTGGTACCAATGGCAGCATTGTAGAGAACGTTCTCTAGAGAGCAAAGATACCCTCGGTTAACATTGTAGAAAACGTTCTCTAGAGAGCAAAGGTAGCCCTAGGTAGGAGCTAGTTCCTACCATTGGTTAGTTTGACACAAAGAGCAACTTTGCAGAGAACGTTCTCATGAGAGAAAAGGTTACCAATGGCCAGAGTTGGCTCTGGCCATTGGTTAGTTTGTAGAGAACCCTTCTCTATAAAGTTAATTCACCAGGTGCGATTTAATTCGCATCTTAGTTACCTTTGCTCTCAAGGTCGGAGTTGGCTCTGACCTGATGGCTTGAACTGGTTCAAGCCTGAAGGTAACCCTTCTATACAAAGGTACTGGGTTAACTTTGCTCTCAAGGTAGCCTTGGGTGACCTTTTCTCTCAAGAGAAGGTTCTCTACAATGTTGCCTTTGGCACCAAACTAACCAATGGTCAGAGCCAACTCTGACCTAGGACTGCCTTTACTTTGTATAGAATCTTCCCTACAAAGTAAACATAACCACCTTTGCTCTCAAGGTTAGAGCTAGCTCTAACCTCATGGTTTGAACTAGTTCAAGCCTGAAGGTAACCTTCTCTAAAATGTTAACCACCTCTACCTTTGCTCTCAAGTTAACCTAGCTACCAAACTAGACAGAGGGTAACCTTTGCTCTCAAGTTAACCTAGCTACCAAACTAGACAGAGGGTAACCTTTGCTCTCAAGGTAACCTAGATACCAAACTAGACAGAGGGTAACCCTTCTTTACAAAGTTGCCCTTCCCACTAAACCGGTGGTTGACTTTTCTCTACAAGAAGGTTACCTACAATGCTACCAAAGGCAACCATCAGGGTAGAGCTGGCTCTGTTCTTTTCTCTCAAGAGAACTCTTTGTACCAAACCATTGCTCTGTAAAGTCTGGAACTTCCAGACTCTGCAGAGAAGGTTCTCCACAAAGCTAACCTAACTACCTCTTCTCAGAGTAACCCTTTGTACCAAACTAACCCGGCTACCATTGCTCTCAGAGAGTTACCATTAGAGCTAGGGCTACCTTTACTCTGTAGAGAACTCTTCTTACCAAACTAACCCTGGATGTGATATAGCTCACACTTGCTCTCAAGGGGTTAAAGGTTAGAGCTGGTTCTGAGAACATCTTTCGTAAGTACAAACTCTACTAGTAAGAGGTGCAAAGTCTCTTTGATCCAGATCCTAGGTTTAGTTATCGTTTAATTAAAACCTAGGCACTGATAAAATGGTAAAGGTGCTGCTTCTGGAAGGTGTTTCTATCAAGGCGGTAGATTTGCTAAGGGAACAAGGCTACGAGGTTGAGGTGGAGAAGAGAAAACTATCAGAGGAAGAGCTCATCCAAAGGTTGCAAGGTGTGTCTTGCCTGGGTATTAGAAGTGCAACCCAGGTTACAGAAAAGGTTCTTCTCTCCACCTCTCTACTATGCATAGGATGCTTCTGCATTGGTTACGATCAGGTTAATCTAGACATGGCTACCAAACTAGGCATTGCAGTCTTTAATTCTCCCTTTTGCAACACTAGAAGCGTGGCAGAGCTCATCATAGGACAACTAATTAATCTTTCTCGTCAGGTTGGAGATAGAAACAAAGAACTACACCAAGGCATTTGGAACAAGACTTCTCAAGGTTGCCGTGAAGTTAGAGGAAAGACCCTAGGTATAGTAGGTTATGGTAACATTGGTTCTCAGGTCTCTGTCCTAGCAGAGTGTCTAGGCATGAAAGTTTTCTTTTACGATGTTCTCAAGAAACTACCTCTAGGCAACAGTAAGCAAGTGTCTACTCTGCAAGGTCTCTTGTCTCGTTCCGACTTTGTAACCTTGCACGTTCCAGATACCAAAGACACCATCAACCTTATTGGAGAAAGAGAGCTACTCTGGATGAAACCGGGTTCCTTCCTTCTCAATGCTAGCAGAGGTACAGTAGTAGATCTAGAAAGGTTAGTAGACAGTCTGCAAAGCAAACACCTTTCCGGTGCTTACCTAGATGTATACCCTTGTGAACCTGTCGGCACCCATCAGCCTTGGTTTACTAAATTACAAAACCTTCCCAATGTTATCCTAACTCCACACATTGGAGGTAGTACAGAGGAAGCACAAGAAGCCATTGGTCTAGACGTGACAGAAAAGCTTATTGCTTTTCTCACCTGTCATCGTGTTGAGGACAGTATCAACCTATCCGTCTAAGGATGATAACATTGTAGAGAGGGTTCTCTACAATGTCAAGATACCTGATGGTCTGAGTTAATTCACACCCTGTTTAGTACCAATGTTAACTTTACTCTGAGGGTGTGAACTAGGACACACTCGGGAGCAAAGGTAGCTAGATTAACTTTGCTCTCACGGCTTGAACTAGTTCAAGCCTGAAAGTCAGAGCTGGCTCTGACCTGAAGGTAACCCTTCTCTACAAACCAGTTCACACCCAGGTACCAAACTAGACAGAGGGTAACCTTCTAGACTAACCTATCTACCTTTGCTCTCGTGAGAGCGTTCCCTGTAAAGTGTGAACTGGTTCACACCTAGGTACTAAACTAGACAGAGGTGACCTCGAGGGCAAAGATAGCCAAGGTCAGAACCAGCTCTGACCTGTTAGGTTAACTTTGTAGAGAAGGTAGCCTAGTTTGTACACAAGTTAATTTTGTAGAGAGAAGGTTACCTATGGTTAGTTTAGTACCTGGGTGTGAACTGGTTTGTAGAGAAGGGTTACCTTGAGGTTTACACCCATGGTTAGTTTAGTACCAATGTAACTTGCAGAGAAAGATAGCAAGGTCGGTTTAACCAAACTCACAAGTAGGTTAACATATCTACAAACTACCCTGGGTAAGAATCTAACCTTTGGTCTTGTAGGTAACCCTAGTATGATCTATCTCTGACCTTTACTTCCATGAGAACCATTAGTAAGAACTAGCCCAGCTTAACTTTGTAAAGAAGGTTCTTTACAGAGTCTATAAGTTCCAGACTAATCTGGGTGTAGAGAAGGTTGCTCTCGAGAGTAAATGCAGCAAAGTAAAGGTTGGGTAGTTAGGAAGGTTACCTTCAGGTTAGATCTAGTTCAAGCCTGGAGGTTAGAGCTAGATCTAACCTTGAGAGTAAAGGTTACCTGTAGTTAGTTTAGTAAGAAGGTTACCCTCTAGTTATGACCTTGGTTACCTTTGTCCTCGAGGTCAGAACTAGTTCAAGCCTGGAGGTTAGAGCTAGCTCTAACCTGTTAGGTTAACTTTGTAGAGAAGGTTCTCATGAGGTAGCTCTGACCGAAGGTCTTACGAAAGTAAAGGTAGCCAAGGTAAGGTTCTCTACAAAGTTAAGGTTGGGTAGTTAAGAAGCTATCTTAGTTTGGTACCTAGGTGTGAACTGGTTTGCTCTCAAGAGAACACTCCTCTACAAAGTTAGCCCTGGCTATCTTTGCTCTCAAGAGAACCTCCTTTACAAACCAACCAGAGGTCAGGGTTAACCCTGACCTGAAGGTAAGGTGTGTCTAACTACACCCAAGGCACCAAACTAGAAAGTAACCTTGAGAGTAAAGTTAACACCAAGGATACTAAACTAACCTAGGGTAACCTTCTTGCTAAACCTACCTTGGCTTTGTAAAGAACCTTCTTTACAAAGTTGTACTCTTACCAACCTCCAGGCTTGAACCGGTTCACACCTTTGCTCTCAGGAATAGCTAATTCTCTCTTGTTGGTGTAGGAAACAATTACATCTGGATGTAACTCTAACCCTCTAGGAAGGTAATATTCATGAGAAAAGAGGTAACATGTCTTTCTATCAAGGAAGGTTAACTATACCCAAGATGTCTCGTCTGGACGAGGAGCAAAAGAAAGTCGAGCAAGAGTTGGTATCTATAGTAGAGAACAGAGAAGAGGCAGACAAGGCCTATAACAAGATTAGGGGTAGCCTGAATGGAAAGGTGCTTTGTGTTGACCTAGCCAGGTATCTCTCTCCTGCTTATCGTAGTAACAAACCAAGATCTAGACATATCTGGACACCTGCTACTTTTAATCCAGCCATGGTTTACATAGTAGACAGACTAGATAGAGAGATTAGAAACAGTAGAAAGAATAGTCCTCTCTTACTTATCCTAACAGGTGGTCCAGGTAGTGGGAAGACAACCTGTGTAAAACTAGACAAGATAGAAGAGGCAGATCTTATCTTTGATGGTACCATGACTAGGTTTGAAGCAGACCAGAAACTAATCGATCAAACTCTCTTGTTTGGTTGGAGAGTAGAACTTTACTTTGTCCACCGTCCTTACCATGATATGGTTCTTAGCATGCTACAAAGAACACAACTTACAGGTCGTTATGTAGGTTTGGGTAAAGGTAAAGACATGAGCAGGATGCATGTAGAGTCACTCATCTGCTTTGAACAGGCCTTTTACAACTTTCGAGAGAGGAGAAACATAGAATTCTACGTGGTAGAACCAAAGTCCTCTGGAGAGGCAGTTTATCTTGATGTAAAAGAGTTTCTCTCCCGACCTAGACCTACCGTGAAATCTCTTCTTACGACAGAAGAAAAGGCAATGGCAGAGTTTATCAGGTCTGGTGGAGATGAGAGAGTGGTAGAACTTTGCCAGAAAGGTACCAGGCTACAGACCACTCTAGAGAAGAGAGAACATAACCATCTCTATTGGAACAAGTGCAACCTGTAGAACACATCTACTACTTGTAGAACACATCTTTGTTAAGAACAACCCTTAGCAAAGATTATTTTCATACCTGGGTAACATAGAGCTTTCTCTAAATCAGACTTTGTATGGTACGATCACCTTACAGAGAAGGTTCTCGTAAGGTCAGATCTAGTTCGAACCTGAAGGTTAACTCTGGTTAGTTTACAGAGAAAGGTTACCTTCAGGCCTAAACTAGTTCACATCCTGTCTAGTTTGGTACCTAGGTTACCTTGAGGTCAGAGCTAGCTCTGACCTTGAGAGCAAAGTGTGAACCAGTTCACACCCTGTCTAGTTTGTAGAGAAGGGTTACCTTGAGGTCAGAGCTAGCTCTGACCTTGAGAGCAAAGGTTACCATTGGTCTAGTTTGTAGAGAAGGGTTACCCTCTGTCTAGTTTGGTACCTCGGGTTAACTTTGTAGAGAAGGTTCTCTACAAAGTAATGGTAGCCAGGTTTCCTACCAAAGGTTACCTTGAGCAAGGTGTGAGCTAGCTCACCTAGTTCTACACAGAAGGTTATCGTGAGAGTAATGGTCAGAACTAGCTTCCAGCTAGGCTTTGTAGAGAACTTTCTCTTGAGAACAAAGGTGGTCCTCTGTCGACTTTACACAATGGTTCGAGAGAGCAAAGGCGTCAAGACTGTTTTGGTCCGAGTTAACTTTGTAGAGAAAGTCAAGGTGTGAACTAGTTCACATCCTGTCTGGTTTGGTACCTTGGGTTAACTTTGTAGAGAAGAGTTACCTTGAGAGCAAAGGTTACCCTCTGTCTGGTTTGGTACCTAGGTTACCTTGAGGTCAGAGCTAGCTCTGACCTTGAGAGCAAAGGTTACTATGGTTAACTTTGTAGAGAAGGTTACCCTCTGTCTAGTTTGGTACCTTGGGTTAACTTTGTAGAGAAGAGTTACCTTGAGAGCAAAGGTTACCCTCTGTCTAGTTTGGTACCTTGGGTTAACTTTGTAGAGAAGAGTTACCTTGAGAGCAAAGGTTACCCTTGGTTAACTTTGTAGAGAAGGTTACCCTCTGCCTAGTTTGGTACCTGTATGTGAACTGGTTTGTGGAGAAGGTTTTCCACAAACTAACCGGATATAGACCTCTACCTTCATGAGAAACTTCTCCACAAACCAGTTCACATACAGGTACCAAACTAAACCGGCTACTTCTTACCGCCTCCACCTTTACTTTGTAGAGAAGGTTCTCTACAAAGTTAACCCAGCTACCTTTGCTCTCAAGGTAACCCTTCTCTACAAACCAGTTCACACCTAGCTACCAAACTAGACAGGGTGTGAACTGGTTCACACCTTGCTCTCAAGGTTAACCCAAGGTACCAAACTAGACAGAGGGTAACCCTTCTCTACAAACTAACCTGGGTTTAATATACTTCTCTGATGGAAGGAAACTACACACTTGTCTATCCTGAACCTCACACAAGATGGTCTCTATGACAACAACTAGAGTTTTGTTAGTAAAGGAGGTGCGTAATGCAGGAGATACAGGAACTGGTCTTTTCGTATGGAGGAGTCTTGGCTGGCAGCTTTGTCAGAGATGTAGTAATAAGAGGAGAGGAGCGTGTGCAAACTAGAGATTTAGATGTGTTGCTAACCTTTACCGGTGCTCTAGAATTGCTAAACGAGTTTACAGAAGGGGTAAGCTTTCTATCCTACTCGGAAGAAGAAAAGTTTCTACACTACACTGTAAAGACAGAAGAGGTGTTGTTGGACGTGTTTGCAGGTTCTGATGAAGAGCACGTTTACCTTTGTTCTCCTGATGCGGATGTAAACTGTGTCTGTTACGATGGTCAAGGTTTCTTTCTTTGGTATCCTATTCTAGGTGAAAGGTATGGAGTAGGCATGGATGAACAGGACGTGATAGAAAGAGTGTTGAAGAAGCAAGCTGTGATGTTGGTACATGAGTGGAAGGAGGAAGAGAAGAATGGTATCATGATGAAAGAGAGAAAGGACAAACTTGCAAAGCAAGGTTGGTCGGTTAGATAAGAACTATATTAACCCCTGAGGGGTTAATATAATTAGGGTAAGTAGATGAGGGCGATGATTGGTAACACGCCCTCATCTACTTACTTTCACTGAACTAGAACACGAACATCTTCCACCTCCATTGCTTCAAACGTGCCGTCCCCTCTACTACATCTAACCCAAGTGTACCTTACAAGATAAGAGTTGGGACCAATCATGTCTGGAGTTACTAGGTGACCGTACTTGGACAAGAAGGTATCCTTGACCATGTATCCTCGCTCTAGATCTTCTTTGCTTATAACTTCCTTTCCAGCTGTGATGAACACGGTGCCAAACTTGTGTACATCATGTGGATAAAAGACGGTCATGGATGTGTTATCCAACATGCTAAGGATATCTAGTTTGTCCATGGCTGCTATGTTAACCCCAAGATTAATATAACTGTTTGTTATGTTCTTTACTTCAAGCGTAGTAACAAAGCACGTCACTCCTTTATTTCTCCCAGTACAATGTGATAAGTGGAGACTTTGCCGTGAGGATATGTATGATAAATACCCATTTGGCGTTAATGACCCTTTTGACAATGCGGTAATTCTTTTTTTCCCTTACAGATAAAGAAATGCTTGGCAATGATCTTTTGTTGAGAATACACCGTGATCTGGTGCAATATCCTGACGCCGAGGTAGAGTTTCGTTTTGGAACCTTTAACCGTGAGGGACGTTATATGGGAGGCATTAGTAGACGAGCCTATGACAGGTTCCTGAGATCTTTTCCCCGTGCTCCCTTTGAGGATGAAGAGTCTGAGGACTTTATATCGCACAGTGTGAGGAAGAGGGTGGTTCTGGCTACTCAAGACAAACCAGAAAAGACGACCTGGATTAGCAAGGAGAGAATCTACTCTTACCATTCTGAGGAGTACCCTTTCCATCTCTCCATTAGTAGAGAAAAGGAGCTGCCAGAGATTAAGAATTTTAGTTATACGCTCTTGAGGAGAAAGCACCGCCGTTCCTTCTTTATCTCCAACTTTAGAATAGACCTGACTAGAGTGGAAGAGATAACAAACACGGTGCGTACTACCTTTGAGGTGGAACTAGAAGTGCTCTCTGTCTCTTTTGTAGACAAGGAACTAATGGTGGCTCTAACTTTGGTACTTGGCATCCTTCTAGACACAAAGTATGTCTACACGCAAACCATCAAGGCTAATATTCTCAACATTGTAAACAGGATTTTAGGGGGCAGTACAGGCTCGGGCATAGACCCTGGTCTTCTCATGCAGTCACGCAATCTTAAACTAGAGGATATGGTTTGGGGCGGTCTGGTTGGTAACAGATCAACCTCTTACTCGGTCACGCACAAGGCTGATGGTATTAGAAAGTTGCTCGTCTTTGCCAACACGGGAACCTGGCTCATCATGCCGCCTAACGAAGTTAACCTGCTTACACCAGAAGTAGATACTGGTTTGGTTGGTACTATTCTGGACGGAGAAGAGATACCTAAGGAGAGTAGAACTGGTCCCTTGCCGGAAACAGAGTATTGGTACATGGCCTTTGACTGTCTCTCTTACGCTCAGCCTCTAGCTTCTGCCAGGTATGATGTAACCATACAAAGAAAGACCTTGAACGAGAGACTACAGGCTTGTCAAGAAGTGGCAGACAGGAACAAGAGCAAACTTCTATATGTTAACAGTAAAGAGTTTTACAACTTTAACAGTCCGGAAACTTTCTATCGCCGCATGAGAGAGATGTTTGCCAAGCAAAACAGTCTAGGTTACAAGCAGGACGGGTTCATCTTTACTCCCTTGAACGTGCCTTACAACCCTCGTTCAGACAAGTTTCCCCTTTACGAGAGAGTGCTAACTCGCATTCCTGACAACTGCAAGTGGAAGCCGCCTTCTCAGCTCACCATTGACCTGGCCATTAGATGGATTTCAACCCCTGAAGGTAGAAGAGTAGAGGTGCTAACTAGCGAGAATAGAAAGTATGTGCCCTTTCAAGGAACGAGGAGACATCCTCTACAGGAAGTGGTAGTTAACCAAGTTTTAGACGTGGGAACCAACACCATCATCGAGTTTCAGGCGGGAGAAAACAAACTTGTCCCTATTCGGGTGAGAGAGAAGCTTCATCCTAATCGTAAAGAGGTGGCTCTAGACGTGTGGAGAGACGCTCATGAACCACTTACAGAAGAGACCCTCAAGGGTGACAACTTTGTTTTGGTCAGAAGGTACCACAACCGTATCAAGAGAGAGTTGCTAGGCAGCCTGAAGCAAGGTTCTTCTCTTCTCGACCTAGGCTCTGGCCAAGGTGCAGACATTAGAAAGTGGGATGATCTACAGACTGTCTTTGCCGTAGAACCTTCTGCCCAGAGAATAGAAGAGATGGTCTCTCGTCTCCTCTCTGCAGGTTATACACAAGAGGAAAGAGGAGCAGGTTCTCTTTCCTTCCTCTCTCCTGATCGTTACAGAACCGTGTACATCTTGCAAAACTATGCCCAGGATACGGAAGAGATTGTAAACTTTGTCCTTTCTCATGGAGGCCAGGTTGATTCTGTCTCTTCTCTTCTCTCTACCACCTTTTTCTGGGAAAGCCAAGACATCCTCTCTCGTGTAGTACAGACTATTAAGCGCTCTATGAAGGATGATGGCACCTTTCTCTATCTAACCATAGATGGTAACGCCGTCTTGCAAACCTTTGAACCTGAGAAAGGCATTGCCCTTGAAAGACTAGACCTAGGTAAGAACTCTATGTACCTCAGCGATGTAGCAGAAGAGAGAAACGCTCCCTCTCGAGGAAGAAGACTAACTCTAAACTTTCCCGACATGATCATCGATGGACAGACCGAGCCTCTAGTCTTTCTAGAAGATATCATGGGAGAGTTTACTCTAGATACCAGAAGGGCAGACAAGGAAAAGTTTCTCACCCCAGAGGAGGCCATCTTTACCAACCTTTACGTCTATGGTAAGGGTAAGAAGATACTAACCCCTGGAGGAATCTCACCTTCCCCTGAACGAGCACCACTCTCATCTGAGCAAGAAGCAGGAAACATCCTACCAGAAGCAGGAAATATCCTACCAGAGGACGAAGTAGAGTTGTTCCCTCTCAACTGGCAAGAGGGAGTAGTTAGGATTGGTGTAAGTAGAAACAACTCTCTCCTCTCTTCTCTACTACAGTCTTTCTATCCCCAGTATAGAAATAATCCTTCACCAGAAGCCAGGAGTGACATTGTAGCCGCCTTTCGTGAAGAGCTTGCTCTCTCCTTGCCTGAAAAGTATTCTACTTTGGAAAAGGGAGGCTTGGTCTCTCTCGGTCTAGTAAAGAGAGAATATTCTCTACCAGATCTAGTTGCCCGTCTCAACAACCAAGGAGAACAGATAGGTAGAGCCCTCTATCCCTTCATCGCTTCTTCCTTTGATCTTAACCTCTACCTAGTCTCTGCTCAAACCTTGCAACCTAGCTACTCTACCAAGTTTAACAAGAAGAATGCGGTCGTACTGCTAGACCATGGAAACGAAGAGATGGAACTTTTAGGCATAGTGGAAGGAGAAGATATCTTTACCACCTTTGAAGCAGAAGACCCTTTTGTGCAGAAGATGAACCAACTCCTCTCCTAAACACCTTTCTGTAAGTTAACCCTGCTTGTACTCTTTGTTAAGAACCAATCTTAACAAAGACAACCCTCGCCAGATCTTTACTTTTGGTGAGGATGATACTTTAGATGACCAATAGTCATCTATCTAGTGGAGGACAGTAGAGTGAGTACGCTAGCGTACTCAATCAACGACAGTAAGATAAGTGTGAGACGCACACTTATCTAACGACAGTAAGGTTGAAGTCTGAACATGTTCAGACTCCAAACTAACGACAGTAGAGTGAGTACACTAGCGTACTCAATCAACGACAGTAAGATAGATGACCAATGGTCATCTATCTAACGACAGTAAGAAGGGAGCACACTGTTCTCACTCGCTAGATGAGAGCACGGTTATCATCCTACTTGCCACTTTCAAACACCAAGGCTGGTGCATAGCACAGTATCTTTTGCACTCTCTCCTCTCTAGGTAGACTCTCTAGATGTTCCAACATGGAAGACAGAGAATAAACACCTTCATACTTGGAACAAGGTATGTCAAGACCATTTCTAGTGTACTGTATGTCATAGTTGGTAATGTAGAGGTGCCATTTATCTACATGGCCTCGTCTTGGGTAAACTTGCAACTTGTAAACATCATCTGTATGGGAAAGAGTAAAGGTGAATTTGGTAGTATGTATCTTTTCACCATGATAGTTTTTAACCGGGCTCTTAACCTCTTCTTGTACTAAACTTCTAACATCACGAAAGAGAAGATCTTCTAGTATGTAGCCTATTTCCTTCTCTGCAAAATGCTCTAGTTCTGGAAATTCATCCTTGGTGTCTGGACAGAGACAAAACTTTGACCAGACAGAGTAACGCATGTTTGTAGAGGGGAATTCCTTCTCTAGAGTCTTTGTAAAGCTTGTAACTTTACAAAGATGGGTTCAGCACGCCTTTTAATAAAAGGCCCACCACGCCTTTTAATAAAAGGCCCACCACGCCTTTTAATAGAAAGCCTTCCAGGCAATGAAGAAGAGGATGACGATGATGACTACAAGGAGGAGAAGAAAGGCCAGATTGTAGGAACGAGACTCTTCTACGGCTTGGCTCACTGCGACTGCAGGTTCAGGTAAAGCACCTTCTCTAACCTGAACTGCGGAAAGAGGAATGTAGCCGTTGCTAAGGTTAATCTTTTCTCCTTGCCCATTGTAACCTCTAATCTTAACCCTGTCGATGTTCATGTTGGCCAGTTCCTTCTTTTCTTCTTCACACAGACCTACAAAAGAACTATCCTTAACTATGTCTGGCAGGTAGACTATGGCGGCAGAAGAATCTATGGTGTTGAGAGGAGTAAAGTTATAACCTCCATTGTAGTAACTGGCTAGCAAAACTCTCTCACTGCAGGACTTGTAAGGAGTAGGGGGAGGAGCAGAACCTAGAGAAAGAGGGTGGCAGTTGTCATTAGTAGCCACGGAACCAATCATGTAGGCTGCCACGGAACCAGGGAGAAGTCTGTCTCCATTGCTAACCTGAAACTCTTCTCGAATAACCTGGTGCAAAGATTCATAGTTGCCACTAGAGTAGAAGCAATCGACATAGTTTACGATGGTGTCAAAGTCTAGCTTGGCCTCTCCATTTAGACCGGTGATGGAAACCAAAGCAAAAGGCTTCAACCTGCGCAGGGTCTTGCGTAGGTCATCAATGTCAACCTCGTAAACTTCCAGACCCTTGGAAATAATTTCTTCTTTATCTATCTTGGCGCCCTCTCCAGATTTGGGTTTGAAAGTTCTGCGATTCATTCTTTTCAGGGGAGAAAAAAGAGAAATGCTAGTAATTTATCTGGCAAGTTTGATTTTGTTCTTTCTCCTCTTTTATCTCTACGGTCTAACCTGGTACAGCTCTCTAGTTCTAGCCCTGTTAATCTCTCTGGCTATTATACTTGTGCTCTTTCCTGGCATAGCAAACTTTTATCTCATGGAAGGAATCCTCTTCTTCACCGGTCTAGTGCTAGTTCTCTATATTACCTACTTTGCTCTAGGTGATAGACGATAAGAAAGATTAAAATCCTCTAATCAAACATGAACTACCTACCTGTAGAGACCAAAGAGCAGATTCTCTTGTCTCTACAAGAACCAAAAGATATTTACCAGGCTTGCACTACATCGAGAGAACATCTGGCTATATGTTCAGACCAAGGTTTTTGGAGGGAAAGGTTTAGAAGAGAAGGTTTATACATCCTGGAGACGGGAAGGGATTTTACAGACTGGTTAAGGATCTATGAAAAGGCTATCAGGGCTTCTGAGGTGGCAGATCGTATCTTGCAAAAACAGGAAAAGGTAGTCGTCGATATGGCTCTCGTGACCAAACCTCGTGTATTGCAATTATTCCGATCGGATACTACTATGTTAGATTTTTACCTACAGTGGAGAAAGGCAGACTCCAAAAGAAAACCAAAAGATTTTGAGGCTCCGGTGTATCATATCGAGTTCTTGTTGGATGAACCGGGCTTCTACAGATATCATCTTATTCAGGGTACATCGCAGACTCTTCCCAGTGGTTTGGTTATAATTCCTATAAAGTTTAAGAGTGGGGTGGGCTTCTTACGTGAAAGAGATCTACAGGTTCTACTTTATCGTTTGGCTTATTTCGACTATCCCTTCTAATAATTTTCTACACTAGAAAATTATTATGAGTACCAGCACGCAAGTGTGGATTATTTTAGGTTTGTCTGTTTTAACCATTGTTCTTCTAACCGTGGTAGTCTACCTAGGAAGGAGAAGGGCTCTCTGTTTCGTTCCCTTAAATCCTTGGTGTTGGACAGATTGGACTTGTCCTAACGAACCTTTAGGTAGTGAGTCTAGATGCCCAGTTCTTCCCACACAAAATCGTGTACAGGCTTGTCTTCCCACTGCAGACAACCCCGGCCCTAATTGTCCTTATGCTTGGAACATTTAAGAAAAAGACGAAGAAACAGGTAAAAATTACCCCCGCAAGTAAAAAATATTTGAGCGACTTAAAAGTTTCTCACCTCCTACTAAAATGCAGAGAGTTCAGAAGAAAACCGCTCAACCTACCACTCGTGCTCGTCGTGAGAAGAGAGTCCTTACCGCCGAGGAGTTTACCGACCTCGTAAAGAAGATTAACAAGGACTCTACCAACCTTAATAAACTAGCCTCTGTAGTGTACGCTTTGCCCAAAGGTAAGCGCATTGTCATTCCTTCAGGTGATGCGTTTGCCCAGTTCCCCGAGGGTATTCAGATTGGTCGTACGGAACTAAAGTCTCTTCAGTCACAACACTCTAGCGAGATTGCATCGCTTGCTGGTTATTTCAAGTCTGGTCTTACGGCCAAGAAGAAGTCTGGTAAGACTATTAAGCACAAGGTCTTTATTGGTCCCGAACTTCTCTCCTTCTTCCGTAATGGTGAGTTTGGTCCCGCTTACAGAGACGATGGAGATGAGTACGTTAGCACTGATGCTCCCATCATCGATGAGCTTCCCCTTCTTCGTGACCAGGGCTTTGCTTACACATCTACTCTAACCAATCTCTTCTATATCTACTCTGATGTGCACAGACTAACTCGCAGCAACAGGTATCGTGCCGATGAGTTTATGAGGGAGACTCTAGGAGAAATCTTTGACCGTATCATTGAAGAAAGACAGACTAACCAGCGTCTAAACAAGAAGGGTGAAGTTATCACCTTTGATCCCGAAGACTTTGATCTCACTGGTTTCAACAGCATCATCAAGTATGGCCGTTTCATTCGTCCCGATGAGAAGAACCCTGTTGAAGGTGCTCAGGTTCTCACTCCTGAACAACTAGCCATGTACAATGATCCTGAGCTAGTTCCCGAGCTTGTAGCTGAAGGTGCAGTTACCGATGTTACCAAGGCTGCACGCAACACTGCTCGCGCTCTAAGGCGAGAGGCTGAAGCTGCCGCTGCCCAGTAAATCTAAAACTTCTTAGAAGTTTTAGATTAACGACAGTAAGGTAATCGCTCTAGAGCGATTAGCTAACGACAGTAAATAATTTATAACCCAAAGAGTTATAAATTATACTTGTTATCAGCAACAGATGACACTCGTGTTAGAATCTGCTATTTAACCAAACTTTGCTATAGCCAGGATTATTAACGCTGTTAGAACAGAGTAGAACACAGACTGGATAGTTAGGTATTTCTTAACCTGGTTAGGTTCTTTCTCTTCTGGAACGGGTACACTTGCGTTACCACTTGCGTTACCACTTGCGTTACCACTTGCGTTACCACTTGCGTTACCAC